GAGGTCGAGCAGCTCGAAGAAGTCCACGCCCATCAAGCGGAAGAAGTCCGAGTCCGTAGCGCTCGCGGGCTGAGTGACCTGCACCCAGTAAAAGCTCCGGTCGCTATGCCAGGCGCCGCCGCCTAGCGAATAACTGGCGTCACCGGGGTTGATGGTTGGCCAATAGGTCGCCGGTGTCGCGGCATCGAGCGACACGCCGCGAATACGGTGAGCCGCGACGAACGAATCACCCAGCAGAGCCGCGACGGCATCGTCGATGTCGGACGGCTGCGCGTTCGAGGTCGCCGCCTTGAGCTTTGCTTCCGCGCGCTGTCGGATCTCGAAGCGTTGGTCGCGCTGCCGCGTCGAGATGCCGAGGATTTGCACCCACGTTTCGAGCTTCTCGTCGCTCGTGCCCGGCAGCGAATTCGCTTCGAGCTTCTCGGCGTTCCGGGATAGGGCCCCGAATTGGCGCGCCATCGCGAAGTTTTCTGCGTCGACGTTTCCCGGCGTCTTCGAGTACGCGGAGCCGCGCATCGCTTGCAGCTCAAGAAACCAGTCGTAGCAGTAGCTCGAATCGCCTTCGGTCAGGCTGTCGGTCTTGTCCGTGGCGCCGTCGTAGTCGCCGATTTGGCGCTCCGGCAGCCAGTCGCCCCAGACAGTGATCGCCACGATGGGGCTGGCGGTCGCTGCGGTGAGCTGGTTCGTGCACCAAATCTCGAGGTCGTGCGTCTGGTCGAGCAGGTAGCTCACGGCGACCGGGGCCGAGCCTTCCGCGCCAACCTCCGCCGCTCGAATGCGCCAAGCGTGATACGTCTCCTGGAAGTCCTGGTAGGAAGACGCCCAGTCAAAACCGAAGTGCCCAGCGCCGATGGTCGTGAACGTCGGGGCGAGGCCGGGGCCGCTGCCGTACTGAGCCGAGTACGAGATGACGGCGCCCGTCGCGGTATCGATCGTCAGCTCGGCGAGCGGCACTGTCCGAACGGCAGCGACCAAATCGGCCGCCAAACGTGACTGCGCCTGCGAGCTCCACCCTTGTTCCGGGTCAGCTCCGAGGCGGAGCGGGAGGGGTGAGAAGCCGCCGAAGGGCATCAGGCACCATTTCCAACCGTGACCGTCACGAGAGCATTCGCCTTGGCCGTGCCCGCGGCGATGAACGCCCGCACGCGTACCTCGGTGGCGCTCGCGATGGTCGCGGTGGCCAGGCCGGCGAAGATGCCGTTCAGCGTCGCCTTGGCCTGGGTAAGGGAAGTCGCGCCCGTCACCCCGTACGGGTCGGCGTAGGAGGCGGCGAAGGTCAGCGTGAAGTCGCCGTTCCCGTTCCGGGTGGCGCTCGGGAATCCCGTCGGCGGCGAGCTGCCGAGGTAGCTCACTGAGCGCACGCCCGTCATGAGCGCGACGTACAGAATAGTCGGTGCGGCCGGGGTCACGTCGTCGCACTGCACCTGCAGAATGGCGAACGGCGCGGTGCGCGCGACCGCCGCGAGGTCGCCGGTGATGCGCGAGAATGCTTCGGCGCCGACGTCCGTCTTCGGGTTGATGGCGCCGCGGCTCGCGAAGTTCCGCTTGTTGAGGTGGCCGCCGTAGCTCGCGTAGTTGTTCGCGCGCATCCAAGCGGGCACGCCCGTGGGAATGACGGGCATCAGCTGGCCTTGTAAATCCCGAAGCGGGTAAGCCGCAGGACGTTCGGCGGCAGGTCGACCGTCGCGGGGACGGTCGGCGACATCGAGCTCGCGTACGAGTAGGCGACGCTGGTCATTTCGGTGAACTTGTCCGAGAGCTGGCGGAGCAGCGGGAAGGAAAGCGAGGCGGCCGGTCCGACCGCGATGTAGGGGTGACGCAGCGCGCGCGGCAGTCGAGCCGCATCCGCCGTGTTCTCGCCGGGCCCGAGCTGCCCCATGAGCTCGAGCCACGTGCTCCCGTAGTCGGCGAGCCGCTCGGCAGCGGGCGAGATGTAGTCGCCGACCTGCGGAGACGCGCCGCTCGAGTCGGCCATCGGCTTGTCGAGGGTGAGCGTGTAGGCGCCAGCCGAGCCGCCCGAGCCTGTCACCGTGAAGGTGTAGAACTTGCGGTCGACCGAACTCCACCAAGCGATTTGCGTCTGGCCGGCGATCGGAGCCACCGCGGTCTGCGCGCCCACCGTGATCGCGGTCGCGTTCGTGACGGCCGTGATGGCGACCCGCCCCGCGTCGGCGATGGCGAGCTGCGGCCAGGGCACGGAGTCGGACCAACCCGTCCCGTTGCCGCCCGAGAGCGAGGAATCCGGGATGGTGACGAGCAGCGAAACGTCGCAGTTCTGGTCCGCACAGGCCTGGACGACTTGCTCGGTCTCGCTGGCGTTTGCTGCCTGGAGCGCCGCGCGCACGAAGGCCGTCTGCGCGCTGTCCGGTGCGCGCGAGAAGTCGAGGTTCGCGGGGTCGTACGCCTTCAGGAGCGCGACCTTCACCGAGCTCGGGCCGCCGAGAGCCGGGTAGACGAAGGCGTCCTGTAGCGACGCCAGGGAGGCCGTGGCGATGTCCCGCAAGCCCGCCCAGTTGCCGCCGCCCGGCTGGTACTTCAGACGGTCGAGGAGGCGCTTGCGCTTGCGCGCGTCCGTCTCGACGTCGATTCCACCCGTCAGCGGGAAGAACTTGCTCACCTCGGCCTTGGCCTGAACGTTCACGGGCGGCGAAACGAACGTCACCTCGGTGCCGCCCTTCGCGTTCGTGCCCGTGCCCGTGTCGAGCCCGATGACGTCGATTTCGGACTTGTCGACGACCGGCTGCGTCCCAGCCGCCATGATACGGAGCCCGTTCGGAAGCAGCATCTGCCGCTTGTCCGGGATGGTGGCCGAGCCGTTGACGCGCACGCGTACCTTGCCCGTGGCCGGAGACGGCTTCACCTCGGGGACACCGAAGCCGATGCGCTTGTCCTCCAGCGCGGGCCCTGTGGCGTCCAGGATGCTCGCGTTGTCTTCCGCGATGCGCTGGTTTGCGTACTGGATCAGCATTCCGTTGCCGAACGCGACGCCGAGCGCATACCAGTCCGTTCCCGGCTGCGTGGGCGGCGCCGGGTTGCCGTTCGCTGCGGCGACGAGGTAGAGATCGTCCAGGAAATCCTGGGTGATTTCAGCCGCGCCCGACGGCACGTACATCTGTCCGACTTGGGGTGTAGCCATCAGAACTTGATTTGGTCGTCGCGGCTTGTGGTGAGGTCCGTGAAGTCGATGACGGTCACGACTCGGCCGCTGTTCTCAGGGTCGCGCGTGACGATTACGGACTTGATGACGGCGACCTTCTCGACGTCGGTCTCCTGGCGCATCGCCGTTCGGACTGCGTCGTCGACCGTGCGCTGCACCGACTCGTCGATCTTCTTCGGCAGGATCACGCCGTCGTTCGGGCGAACCGAGCTCGAGCCGTGAAGCTCCCGGAGGCGGAGCAGGAAGCGCTGACGAACAGCCGGCATCTGCTGGAGCTGCCCCGTCGTCGGGTCGTTGGCGTAGTCGCCGGAAGCGACGTCGATGTAGCGCGAGCCCCACTCGCCACCCGGGGGAATCGGCGCGTCGTCACCCGTGCCGAAGCCGGCTGGGATGAGACCCATCGATGCTGTTCCGAATCCGCGAGGCATTTAGTCGAGTGGGCAGCTGAGCGTGAAGAACGGCAGGCGGGGAATTGAGGGGATTTTCAGGCTCGGAAAGGGGATCGCGAGCGCCGGCAGCCGCGGCAAATCGGGCAGGTCGATGTCGAGCGAAAAGAAGGGCAGCCGCGGAATCGAGGGCAGCTTCAGCGACGGGAACGGGATGGCGATCGCGGGGAGCCGCGGTAGGCCCGGCAGGTCAACGTCGAGTGAGAAAAACGGGAGGCGCGGAATCGATGGCAGCGCGAGCGACGGCAGCGGCAGCCGAATGCTCGGCAGCTTGCAGTCGCAGAGGCTCACGACTCAGAGACCGATGGTGATGCCCGGCACGGCGACGAGCGGCACGGACGCTGGGCCACCCGGAGAACCAGTGGGCGGCCCCATCATGAGCTTCGTTGGCGCAGGCACCAGGCCGCCGATGTGCAGGGCGGCTGTGATGTGCAGAGTCCCGTCGCTGAGGTGCCAGCCCTTGCCCGTGTCGTCGAAGCAGGACCAGCCGCCCTTCTTCGACAGCTCGAGAATCGCTCCGAACGCCGTGATTTGGATCTTGTCGTTCTTGCCGTCGAGCACGACCAGGATTTGCGTGTCGTCGCTGCCCTTGGTGGCGAGGATGGCTTGGCGCTTCTCGGCCTTCATGAGGCACATCGCAACGGCCTTTGGCCCGGTGGCGTGCAGGCACGTGTCTCCCGGCTTCAGGTTTCCGTAGATGCTGGCGTTGCGGCGGTCGATGCCGCCGATGCACGTCGCGTTCGTGCCCGAGACGCCCTCGCAAGCGATGCCCTGCGCCTGCCCGGCGTCATCGGCAGCAGCGGCGACAGCCGAGACGCCGAGTTGCGAAATCATCTCGATGTCGCCGTACGGCTCGACGTCCTCACCCTCGTTCGTGATCGCCGACGACGCGGTGACGACCGGAACGCCGTTGACGAGCTTCGTGGCTCCGAGCGTGACGAGGTTCAAGTCGGTCATGGGTCGCTGTTGATGAGGAAGGAATTCGGTCGCCAGAGCTCGAGCCGCGTGATGGCGCCCGTGCTGCGCGAGTAGGCGAACTCTCGGGAGTGCACCCAGAGCGCCTCATTCACGCCGCGGATTGCGTCGTTCACCTGCACGATGGTGTCGACTGCCCAGAGCGCGCCGGACTTGGGGTCTTGGTGACCGCGGAGCGTCACCGTGTACCGAAGCGTGTCGCGCAAACGCTCGGAAACCGCCCGCGCGATCGCGTTTTCGATCTGCTCTTGGGTCTTGCTGGCTTCGTCGCGGTGGTAGAGGAAGCGGTAGAGCTCGCCCTTGCTGATGTTCGGCTTGTCGCCGGGCTTCAGCCGCCCCGAGAACGTGCTCCGCTGGATGATTTCCAGCAGTTCCTGGCTCTGCGCGGCGGCTTGGAAGATGTCCCGCGTGGCCGAGATGCCGAGCTTCGTGTCGCCCGCTGCACCCGCCTTATTCGTGAAGAGCGCGAACGTCGGGAAGCTCGACCAGTCCCGGCGCGCCCGCGCGTCGATCACGTTGTTCGAGCCGCTCAGGATGTCGTCATCCGAGCAGGTGATGGTCGCTACCGGGTCTTGGTCGTACGAAGGCTCATCGACGATGATTTCGTTGCGCGTGCGCCCCGGCTGTATGGTGGCGCCGAAGCGGGCGACAAGGCGATTGCCGAACTCGTACATGCCCTCGCCGGGCTGAGGCTTGAATTCGTCGACCGGCTTCTTGTGGCGCCGCTTGCTCTTGCCGTGCTTCTTGATCGGATGCGATGCGCGGATGTTCCGGTCACGCACGCCCGCCCATTCGGGCGCATCCGGCGGGAGATTGATCGCAATCCAGTCGTAGCCCTGCTGATCGAGGTCGTGCAGTTGGCGATAGAGCGCTTCCGCGGCCGCGGTGGGGTCGGA